CACTAAGAGTAACGCTCCCCGTTCCGAGAACAAGAGGGTCTGCTCCTGAAGTCTGAGTAACTGAAGTAACTTCTTGACCAACTGGTCCAATAGTAATGACCAGTCTATTTTTTTCTGCTACAACTGTAACATTTCCTTCCGTACCTGAATACGAAAAGGGAAGTTCTGAAAATGCGCCAAATCCTAATAACATATATAATCCTTAGAAGGAGACAGGGGGTATGTGGTGGTGCCCTGCCTCCATCAAAGAATTATATCATCGTTTAAACCAAGAAGGAAGTCCTAAATGTGGACGTTTGTCGAACATATTATCCTTCGCTCCTGGGGTCTTACGATTGTTATAATGCAGAAAAACTTGTACGCATTCTTTGCCTTTGAATTTTTCTCTCCAATGTTCTAGCTCACAACCAGAATAAACCAGCATATCTCCTGGTTTTAAATCTACTTTAATGCCTTTTGCTTGGCTCGTAGTAGTAATTTTTTGACCATCGGGTATACCTACATTTTCATTGGGACTTAAATATATAGGCCAGTCATCACCACCTAAATTCATAGTAGTAGATATCTCACAGCTAAATCTATCTTTATGTCTTTTTAAAATATCTCCTTTTTTATAAATTCTTGCATAGGTATAAGCGGGATATAATTTAAGACCTGTTACTTTTTCCATTTCTGGTTGGCACTTTAACATTAAAGTTTCCATAGCAATATTACTATAGTGAGAATAAGTATTTGGTATTTGACCATCTGCAGGTTCATACGCTCCCAAAATATTTTCAAATGGTGAAAAGTATCTTGCAACTTTGCAAGTATCATAAACTTGTTTTTGCATTAAAAAATAATTTGCCACAAAAGATGCTAGGTCTTTTGATATTGCTTTACGGATAACTGTATACTTTTTCTTTTTAAACATCTTTAGCGTGCTCCTTTAATACAGCCGAAATATTAAAATGAATAAATCTAAATGGAGCTTTGCCATAATCCACAGAAAATTCGTGTTCTAAGTATCCTGGAAAAAACATAAGCAACCCTGGTTCAGGTTTATAATGAATTATTTCTGTTCCGGGAAATATTCCTTTTTTATTTTTCATATGTAATTTAGTGGTTCTTGCTCCAGTCCGCGGTTCGTGAAAGACAGGCATTGAAGTTTTTTCACTAGCTTTTAAAAAATAAAAACCATTGACGTGAGTGTTCCAATGAACGTGGGCTGAATGATTTCCCCCACCTTTTTTAGCAAATTCCTGTACCCACATTTGTTCAAAGAAAGTTTGATACCGACTCATATCAAATCCGGAATGATCTAAAAACTCCCAACATTTTTGACCAACATAATTTCTAAAATCCATAAATTGAGTATCTTGTAGTAATTGAGTTGAATGAAATGATCGACCAAAGTCTCCGTGTGCTTTTATATGAGCTTTCGCTTCTGGAGTTTTTTTAGCTGCTTTAATATATGGATCAGATGCTTTGTTTAAAGATTTTACAAAATCTTTTTTTATTTCAGTCCATACAGGTGTTACAAAATAATTATTTATATACATACTATTTAAATGGATATCCCAAATGCCATACGACAAGTGAATATCTTGTTCCTCTAGTTACTGGTTTAACTCTATGCCACAAGTGTGAAGGAAATACTACGATAGAGCCTTTAGGTAATATTTCAGGTACGCTTCTTATATGTTTACTTTCATCTCTCATATTTGGATCATAGTTTCTAAAATCAAATTCTAATTCTCCTCCTGTATATTCGGAGCCATCTGTTAATTGACAAGTCATAGATAGTTTTCTCACTTTACCGTGATCAGGGGCATTCTTATCTTTTCTCTCATAGGGTTTTTCCCAAGGATCGCTATGCCAATCATAATATTGACCTAGTTTATATTTAGTAAATTGACAAGACTCAGACCAATCCCAATCAAAATTCCAACCAGCATTTTTATTTGCCATATGAACATAAGGATGTAATTCTTTATAGATCCAAGTATCGTTTAACCAAACTAAATCAGATTTTCTTTTTCTTTGCATATTTTTTACTTCGTCTTTTTTTAATTTTCTATCTCCATATCCTCCCGTATAAGCCATTACTTCTTCTTTAGATAATGCATACTTAATAACTTCATCACAAAATTTAGGAGTTAAAACTCCACTAAAATACCAATAATAATTAGATAAATTCATTCTACAAACTCCGCAGATATGTGAGTGTACCCGTGTTTTTTAGCAAACCAAGATCTTTGATTACCTGTAATAATAATCATATTTTTTTTATTAACTCTTATCGGGTGTAATAAACCTTCTTCTAGTACAGCTTTTTCAACTGCTTGATATTTTCTATCTTCAGAATGTTCTACATAATCATTTTTTAATCTATTAGATTGTAACTCTGATAATGAAGCAAGATGAGACAGAGGTTTTGTTTGTGCTATTAAAGGTTTAAATGTATTCATAAGTAGTGGTTAAAATAAAGTTTAAAGAATCGGTTTGATTGTTAGTTATGTAATACATCTGTGTAGAAGGAAACATAATAAATGAATTGTTTTTTAAAGGTATATCCCAATTTCTTCCAGCTCTTCGGTTTTGATCATAATGTATTCTAACACTACAATCTTTAACATTGACTCCATAAAGAAAAGTATAATCCGGAGAATGTCTTAAATCCACAGGATCAATATTTAATAAAGGAATAGAAAGTTCTTGAGGTTTATAAACATTTCCCCACGTTTCTTTATTTACTAAAGTAAAGCTGTGTTCTACTTTAATATGCTCTCGCATATATGTATTTAATTTATCCCATTCTCTTGAGTATGGAAATTTTAAATCTTTAATTTGTGATGATAAAATATCTGATTGAAGTTTGTCTCGGTTTATTTCAAAACCTTTAGGCATATCAATCGTGCCATAATGTAAAGCTATTTCAGATAATACTTTCTTGTGCATACCACATACCTTTTTAATTTATGCTTTTCTATCTGTCAAGTCCCAAGATTGGCCGTCCTCATTCCATTCATAGTGCCATCGGTGAGTACCAGCATCATTCTGTGATTGTTGTTCTGCCGTTAATGCAGGAGCCGCTCCAATGGGAGAATCCCATTGTGCTGTTGTAGTATTTTGTACCCAACTTGCATAAGGTTTTTTAGGCCAAAAGATTTGATTATCTTCATCCCAAGTATAACCTATACCAGCATAGTTTCCTCTAAAAGGAGTTCCACCTAGTTTATGTTGATTGCATTGTGTATTGTATGAAGTTTGAATCCACATTTGAGCAGGCCAATTATTATGTAATTCTAAATATTGTTGTCCTACTCTTTCATCTTCAACGCCATCAGCGTTAAGCATATCTCCGTTACCACAAGTTAATACTGCAATAACTTTTCCATTCATTCCTATTTTTGCAAAGTGTGCCATATGTTTCTCCTTATATATTAATTTTAAAGTTGTGTAAATGCATAAATATTATTGATATCTATACCTAATCATCACTATACCTGATCCACCTGTACCAGTTGGATTTGGTGTTCCTCCGGCACCACCTCCACCTCCACCAGTGTTTATTGTACCCGTACCTCCTTCTGAAGCAGGAGCACCTGCACCGGAATTACCACCAGCTCCGCCACCACCAGTTCCTCCTGCACCACCAGTTCCTGAAGGACCACAATCAATACCTCCACCACCGCCACCGCCACCGGCAAAATATCTTACATTACTTACTGGACCTGGACTTCCATAACTTGGGGCTGGTGTTGGTCCTGTAAATGCATCTGCTATATAAGAACCTACTCCTCCTGCTCCACCAATATTATTGGCAGGATTAGTTTGTCCTGCTGCTCCAGCACCGCCACCACCTGTTGCTGAATATTGAGGTCCCGTACTACTAAGAGGTCCTCCATCATTTCCTTGTGGAGGACTAACAGGTGGAGTATTTCCATTTCCACCCGCAATATTATAACCACTTCCACCCCCAGAACCGCCAGGGTTTCCTGGTCCATTTGGAGCGTGAGTTCCACCTCCACCGCCTGCAGTAGATGTAATTCCTAGAGCAGTTGAATCATTTCCATTATTTCCATTATTACTTCCAGGCGAAGCTGCCGTAGCACCTCCACCTACTGTAATTGTATAAGATGTTGCTGATACTGAAACTCCAGCACAACTTGCTAAAGGTGACGTTGTTGGTGCTGGTAGTGATAAAGAATTAGAAAGTCTAAAACCTCCTGCTCCTCCACCGCCTACTCCCATACCTGCTCCTGCCGGTGCAGATGAAGCACCTCCACCACCTCCTGCTACTACTAAATAATCTACACTATTGGGTCCTCCAGCTACATTTCCTAATGCTGAAACAGTAAAAGTTCCAGGATTTGTAAAAATATGTGTTTTAAAATTACCACAAGTATCAATAGAATCTCCTCCGGTAGCTTGAATATATGTTGCTGTTGGTAAATCGCTTTGATTTCCTGAATCTGTTACTAGCCATCCTTTTGTTGAGTCTACATAAACAAAAGTTATTGCTACTCCATTTGTATCTATAACTGAGTCTATTGCTTGTCCTGCAATTTTTTCTGTTCCATTTGGAGCCACTGTACAATTAGCTGTAGCAAAATTCTGTGCGTAATCGGCAACTCCTACTACATCACCAGCCGTACCTGCGGGTAAATTTACTGTTACCGCTCCTGTTGTTGCTGTATCTACAAAATATCCAACACCAGCTGTTGCTGTGAAAGTTACTGTTTTAATTGATGCTACATCCCAGTTAACTGCACCTGTTGCGCCGAAACCTGTTGCTGTACCATTGTTTGAAATCGTTACACCTGCAGGGATATTAATTGTATCTCCGCTGTCTCCTAATGTGGTTGTCCCACAATTAGTTCTTGGTGTTAATTTATTTACTTTTATTTCACTCATAATTATTGAAACCTATATCTTATTATTACCACACCCGAACCACCTTGACCACCAGTACCTCCTGGTTCAGCAACGCCTCCACCACCACCACCAGTATTATCTGAACCATTACCACCAGCTCCAGTAGGGTTTCCCCCACCAACTCCGCATCCACCACCGCCAGCACCTCCTGGTGCTCCAGATCCATTTGAACCTCCACCACCGCCACCAGCTCGTGTAACAGCACCACCTGTTATAGAAGATGGAGTTCCTGCTCCTCCAGCTCCTGCTGGACTACCTCCGGGAGTACCGGCAACAGCAGCTCCACCACCGCCTCCACCGCCGCTTCCTGAAGTTGAGTTTCCACCATCTTTACCTTGTGCTGGAGTTACGGCTGGTGTATTTCCGGTACCTCCTGGATTAGAATTTGATCCACCACCTCCTGAGCCTCCGGGTTGTCCGGAACAAGGAGCAGTACCATCAGACTGTCCAGCGCCACCACCAGCAGATGTAATACTATCAAAAGTGCTACTTCCACCAGGTGTTCCGTTTACAGGTGAAGTACTAGAACCTGGTCCACCTCCGCCTATAGTTATAGGATAACCTGTCGCTGAAACGGTAACTCTATTTGGGACATTTGGATAACCATCTAATGGAGATCCTGAATAAGGCGAACCTGGACTTACTACTTCTCTATATCCACCTGCACCTCCACCACCTGATCTACATTTTCCAGCTCCACCACCACCTCCTATTACTACATAAGAAACTACATTATCAGCAGCACACACTGCAGCTGTAGAAACACAAAAAGTTCCTGGATTAACAAAAGTTGCAACTTTTATATTACCACAATCGGGTGCTGTAACTAAAGTATTACAAGCTCCTGAAACTGTTGCTGACATATAAGATATACCTTGTTCTGTATCTTCTGCATTTTGAACATTAACCCACCCTTTTGTTGAGTCTACATAAACTAAAGTAAGGGCCTGACCATCTACAGTTAAAGTTATACTATCATTGTTTCCACCAATTTTTTCTGATCCATTGGGAGTAATTACAAAACTGTATGTAGCAAAATTTCTTGCATAGTCAGAAAAAGCTACAATAGCTCCTGGTGAGCCTGCGGGTAAGTTTGCTGTTATTGAACTTCCTGAATTTATAAAATAACCTTCACCATCTACTGGCGTAAATGTAGCTGTTATAGGTGTGGTTTGCCAATTAACACTTCCGGATCTTCCAAAACCTGTCTGTGTTGCTCCTGAAGCTAGTGAAACTGTACCACCACAACGACCTAATGTAATGGCAGATCCATCTACAACAATTGGATTACTTGCTCCGGATCCTATTGTAGTAGTTGTTCCACATTTTTTGATGATGTTTGAATCATCTGAAACTTTATTTATATTATCTACTTTAATTTTACTTGTCATAATTATTTAAATTTATACCTTATTATTACGATACCTGAACCACCAGCGCCACTACTTTTACATCCAGTTGCGGCACCACCACCTCCGCCACCAGTATTAGCAGTTCCATCCATACCAGGATTAGTTGTACACATTGCACCATTACCACCACCTCCAACACCTCCTTGAGGTTGAGGTGTACTATTTTGATTTGCTCCACCACCGCCACCAGCATAAGCTGTTGCACTTCCTGAAATACTTGTTGTTGCACCGGCACCTCCACAGTTTCCTGTTGAGGATGGCTGACTTCCATTACCGCCGACTGCGGTTGCTCCACCACCTCCTCCACCACCTACTGGGTTTGAATTAACTGGACCACCATTACCACCATTTTGTCCTTGTGCTCTTCCCTCCTTT